GCTAAAGCAAATAAGGGAAAGGATAAATTGTCTACGGCATTCGTATTGTTTTTAACAAACCGGGTATCAGGGCCAACCACTCCATAAGTTCCGACTACTGGCACTTGAGCCGGGGTAAATCCTTGGAGATTAGATGGTGCGATTACTAGATTTGTAGGTAATGGCCCTGCTTGAGTACCAATATTGTCAATAAATTGATTGTTGGTAATGTAGTTTACTATAGGAATGTATGTAGTAACATCGCTACCACCACCGCCACCACTCGCAGGAAAATCGTTTGCTTGCCAAAGCAGATTGCCCTGTTTATCGTACACTTCAACATAATATAGATCGGCCGGATTAGCACTATCTAATTTCCAATAAAACGGCCCACTCGTACCATTAAGTTCAAAAATAACAGGGTTTGGGTAAGCGAGTGTACCGCCAGCATCTTGATATACAACTTTTGGCTGTCTAGTAATAGAATCATAGGTGAACATTTGTGCGCCACCAGCGGCGAGACCATCAAGACCTACCACATACCAAATGGGGATGGCTGCTTGTATATAACTAATTGTCATATTCACATTCCTTGTGAAATTTTAATTATTTTACATTAATACTGAATCATTTAGTATGAATGCTTGTTTTTTATTCAACTATTGTTCTATAATTACTCATTTAACCAAGAGTATAATTATGCTAACTATTTTTCTCTTATGGATTGCTGCAATTTTTTGCGTATCTATAATTTTTCCAATGGTTTTAGTCTTGTTCCTCTGATGCTTTATGACCACCTATCAATGATAATTCCATTGGCTTAAGACTGTTCACGCTTTTTTTGCTTTTAATCATTTTATTTACTAACTTTGTACGTGTCTTTTCAGATCGTAATTTTTTAGCCACTATTGGCGCACCTAACATTTTAGCACCTAAGCTAGCCGGAGACTTAGAAAGTAAAGGTAAAATGTCCATATTCATTTGACCTGTTTCTGGGTTTTGCATGAGCTTAAGGCCCTTTGTATTCATATCTACAAGGTTAACATAATCTCTTAATGCATTTCTCAATACAGGGTTAGGGAATAAAGCTTCAAATTGTTTATTGCCTAATGAATTCTTGCTTAATAAATTTTTAAGCTTCAAAGGATTAAGGACATTATTTTCATCCATTGCACGTTGCAAATATCCATATCCTAATAAGTTACGGTCTTGTATAGGTAGCTTTTCAGTTAGTTTATTAATTAAATTCGCTCTATCTGTAGATTTTCCTGTTTTAACAAAAGATTGTATTAATGTTTCTGGATCGGCATTTCCATTGATGAATTTATAAATCTGCTTGTCTAAGAAAGGAGAAAACTTCTTAGCATAATTTTCTTCGGCGGCTTTATAAGCTTTTTTCAAATCAGCATTACCAGACTTTTCTATCGCCCCTTCAATATCACCTTTCAAAGTTCTAGCAAGCCCACCAAAAACACCAGCTAAATGTCTATCAGATGGACTAGAAGAAGCTCCATGCTGATTAGCTAATTGATTAAGTTTGCCTTTTAAAAGGTTCGCTTCTTCAAGTCTAGGTCTTGTAATTTTCGTTTCATTTAATAATGGCTTGCCAAATTCATCAACAATCTTTCCAGTTTTTGTTTCAGACTTCACAGGAGATTCATAACCACCAAGCTTTCTAAGTAGCCCTTGCATTTCCGGTTCATATTTCAGAATATTAGTATCTTCAATAGCATTCTTGTGTTCTTTGACCTTCTTCGCAAATTCAGGCAAATCAAGTTCTAGCCCAGTTTTATCCGCAAGATTATTTACATTAGCGTAATGAGCATTCTTTTCGCCTTGGTGCGATTTGTACGATTCTTTTAATGCGTCATTTAAATATTTATCTAAATTCTCAATATTACTATTTCCAGCAAGTTGATCCAATAAACCATGGCCTTTGTTGATAATTTCACCTGCATTCTTTTGCATGGATTGATTAACACCAGAGAAAGGTATTTTTGATAAAACATTTTCATTTAAGCGTTTCAGCATTGGATTGCCAATGACATCACCTAGTCCTGTTTCAGTTCCTTGAGTGATTCTTAAATTGTTCTTAAGCTCTTCGGGCGTTAGATTCCCACGTAAAAAGTTCTTAGGCTTTAATTTCCCAAGACTGCCCATAGCTTTTCCCGCGGGAAGAAGTGCCGGAGCATTTCGAACAGCACCACGAATCAATTTCTCACCAGCATATTGAGGTTGATCGAATAATTGATTGATGGCTTCTGTTGTATCAGGAGTCACTTTATTTAAAAATTCAGGCACGGCTTTTGGAAGTAAATGCAGTCTTTTATTTGCATATTGTGCCAATCCTACGGGAATATGATTTAAAGAATTAATGGCTTCTTGGCTACCAGCCAAGGCTTGCATTGCCGCATGTGCTTTATGATTCTTGGCAATATCTAAAAGCCCCGGAACTTCTGTTTTAGCCTGTCTATAAAGTTCTGGTATCTTTTGGGCTGCATGATAAGCGCCCATTCCAACATCTTTAGCTACACGAAAAGGTGCGTAAGCCAAAGACTTAAGAAGGCTTTCATCTTCTTCTGGTTGTTGTCCTTCAACCGTCCAATCGGAAAGATCGCCTTTGGTTACATTAGTACGTGAAGGTTTGCTTTCTTTTACCACTTCCCATCCAGAGAGATCAGACATTTTTTACCCCTCTTTGTCGGGCTTCCCAAAGTGGAAGTCTAATAGTTATGCTAGGATTTTTAGGGTCTTTTAAAGTAATCATAGGTGAAGTTAATTTTTTCACCTCTTGATCAATAGCTTTAACATCGACCATTTTGTTGGCTTTCTTTACTGCATCACCTAGATTCATGTGTTTGTTTTGCATCAAATCAAGCATGATGTCGTTTTTGCGTTCTGCAATCTCTTTCAATGATTTCAAGGCTGTCAATTTACCGCGTGCAGTATTAACCGTATCGTTCTCACTTGGCTTTAGCTGATCGGCATAATCAAATTCACGCTTCATAGATTGGCCTTTAAATGAGTTAACTGTAGCCCCTGCAAAGCTTTTAACATCGGCAATAAAGTTACCTATCATTTCTTGCTGCTCTGGAGTACCTACCTTACTCAAAGCAGTAAGTTGCATGTCTTGATAGAAGGGAAAGTCATTGCGTAGTTCCATAAACTTAGGATCGTTAATGTCACCAACAAGCTTGTCTAAGTTAGCCCCTGTATTGCTAAGTTGCAATTGCTGTTCGCCAATGTCATTAATGACTTGCGCTCTATGTTTCCCTAGTTCTTTGCCTTCTTCTACTGTTCCTTTGTATTCACCTGTATTTTCAGCATAGCTCTTGTTCCCTGGGTTCCCTGCATTCCCTCTTTGTCCTTCATTCAGTTCAAGCTCCATTGGAGTTTGACCAGCTTGTGGCTCTTCATCGGCATATACTGGCTCACCTTTGGCGTTATACCATTGTTCACCTTCAAGCGTGACTCCATCTTTTGGCCTTTTCACTTGTCCTCTTGATGGCATAGCAGGAGCTTGAGGCATAGGTTGCTGTTGTGGTGCGGGTTGTTGCATAAGAGTTTGATTTCCCATTTGTGCTAAAGGATTAGCTTGTGGGGTTTGTCCTCTACCTATTAAATTTTTGATCGCATTTTGCAAATAGCCTGAAAAATTATTGGTTGAGGGCTGGCCAATACCTGTAAACGTAGGAATGCCGTTACCTTGACCCATTTGGTTTAGAGTATTTAATCCTGTTCCTTGACCCATTCCAGCCTGTACGGCTTTTTGCAGTGCAGCTTTTGCAGCCGGATCACCCATGTTAGCAATAGCAGAATCATTGCCTAATAACTTAGCCAAAAATTGCGGCCCCATGAGATTTGCATAGGCAAGTTTACTTGCAGCTTCGGAAGAGAGTGTGGCTGGCGTATAAGTTTTTTTAATCTGATTAATTTGGCGCAAAATATTCTCATTAGCCAATGAATTATTTGCTCTCATAGCCGCATTAAAGCCGCCTCCGGCTTCATTAGATAACATATTTACTGATGGAATTGCCATTATTAATCCTTATAAAAAACTGCCAATCATACTTCCAACGCCGCCAGCAGTGTTCCAGAAATTATTTTGCTTGGCCGCCTCTTTATTATAAGATTGTTCACCCATATTTTTGCCCATATTATTCATCATATCAGTCAATGCGTTTGCAGAAGTTTGACCAGTATTCATCAAATTGTTCTGTCCTTGTCCGTATTGAGTATTAATTCCCAATACATTTTGTAACCACTGGTTCATATCCTGATTAGCAATCGTTCCAGCATTTTGTTGCTGTTGTTGCATCAGCGCACTACTTCCCATCATGCCACTGGCTGATGCTGCGTTATTACCCGCATTCATAGCTTGCTGTTGTAACTGATGAGCATAAGGGCTTTCTTGATAATCACCCATCATCTTATTAATGAATTCAGTAGGGTTTTTTTGCTGATTTAACCAGTCTTGATATCCCTTAATGCCCTGTGTTCCTGCATCATAAAAGGGCTGTTGGGTTTGTTTTCCCTGATTAAAATAATTCTGGTATTGTTCCATGGCCTTATCATATGGCTTCCCGGAATCTCCAAAGAGACCTCCTAGAACACCACCTAAGCCACTTCCAAACATTTGTGGGTCAAAAGCCATGGTCACATTCCTTGTGCTAATTAATCTTTAAACAATGGTTGTCCATTGTCCAACTCCGGCAACTACTTGCCATATTTGTAACGCTGCCGTCCGTGGCAATGTTGGTGTATTTGAATCACTTACATAAATTGTTTGACCCTCTACAGGGTTTTGTATCAAATTTCGTTCGGCCAATGTTATCGGTGGAAAGAAAACACCATGAGCAGATAAATATTGACGCAATGACTCTACAAAGGTAGCCATGAAATCGCCCCAAATATTGCTTAAATAAACATCATCCCTTACTAAGGGATCATAAGTTGGGAAGAAGTCAAAGTCACGAGCCATCCTTTTTACTCCGGTAAAGTTTCATAATTCCAAGCCGCACCCAAGACAATAAAGGGAATCTCACTAAAGAATTCGACTCTTGGAACAAATCCCTGTCCTCGTGGCGTGGTTCCGACTTTTCGCCATACGGTTCTATGGGTTCGCTCACCTGTTTTGCCCATCGTTGCGTGTAAATTATTACCATAGCTTTGCCCCCCATCTTTTGAGACCGACAAATAAACGGTAGGTTGAGCATTTGGCGCATAAGGAATGGTTAAAATATTGTCCAAACCATGGTCTGGTGTGAACCCTAATGCCCCTGTAGATAACGCCCCTTGTAATAAATCAAGATGCCATCGGTCAATCCTCAATCGCTTATAACCCTTTGGAGTCATTTGACGACCTATTCTCATACGCCTGATGCGTTCACCGTTATTTGTAGTGACCTGATCACTTACGATGTAAAATAGAGCCTTCTCATAATCTCCATAGAAATTAACACCAGCAAAATAAGCATGGGTCTGGGCGGGATGTCGATCCCCATTGATAACCTCCTCTTCATGCCATTTAGGAGAATCAGAAGTACTCATGGACACATTAAGTACAAAAGTATGATTCGCCGCGGTAAAATTTAATCGATAAAATATCAATCCATTTTCTTTAATCAATATGCCTCTTGCATCAGAAACACCGGGGCCAGCCGCATATTGTGCTAGCTGATAATCCAATGCCCTATTGCTTACCAAGAGTGATTCAGTACCTTTAACTTCCATCACACCCGCAAGACCATCACGGTCTTGAGCCAAGAAGAACATTCTATCAAAACCCACGGCAACACTGGCAATAGCGGGTGTTCCAACTTCCATCAAGAGCGAATTATTGCGTCTGAATGGCAATGTGGTTCCAAGTCCTGCATTTTCCCAAACTTCACAATAGTACTGAGAAAATAAAAAGATACGTCTATGCAGCGTTTTACAAGCAACAATCGTTCCCGGATGTGAGGTAATGCTACCAAACTGCAATTGACCTGATACGGTAATAGTATTGGTCGGTGCTCCATTAGTTGTTAAATCAATCGCGGTTCCTGCGATGGCATTTGCATAACTTGTAGCCAGTTTAATCGTTCCCGGGTTAGTTGCCGGAGTACCAACCATAATCACATAATATGTGGTGGTAGTATTTAAAGGTGCTGGCAATGTACCAGTCGTAGTAAAGGTAACTGGAACTCCTGTTTGGAAGTTCGCATTACTTGTGCTTAATGTAAGAATATCGGTCGCACTGCTTGCTGTGAATGTCGCTGAACCACCACTCCAAACCATGCCATTGTTAATCAGTGACAAATAAAAATTATTAGTGCCGCCAGCGGCAACCAAAAAGAATCCATCGAGATAACACACATCAATGGGATCAGCGGGAAACCCGACATCAGTAATTTGCGCAAAAGTTGTAGCATTTGTATCCCATATGTAACCTAATACACCATCAACAAAAATCACCTGATACTGGTTTGCATCAATTCCTACATAACCAGCCGATGTACCAATAGCACCTATTTTTGATTTAACTAAGGAGCCAACCGTTCCCGTTATTAAAAATATCGAAGTACCAAATACTTGATAAATGGCATCTTGAAATACGAATGTAGCTCTTGAGCCACCCGTTTCAGGAGCAAATGACAAAGTAGAATCAACTAATCCAGAGGTTGATATAAGTGCCTTTGGCCTTTTGCCATTGGTATCTAAGTATTCAAATACGTTAACACTGCGTTCAGCATTAATAGTGCTGATTCTTTGGTTATCGTAGCTACCTACAAAATCATAATCTTCGCAATCACTTGCCATAATTAATACGCCAGAATATTTTGCCAGTAGAACGGTTCTGGTCTGCTTAAGATTGCAGAAGGCCGTACTGTGACATCGGTTTCGTTAGCGTTCTTAATAGAGCTAAAATAATCGTTGTATTCATCTTCGGAAGTTTGAGGCCAATTCCCGGATGGATAATAAGATAGAAATTTTCTAGCCAAGCAATATTTCAAGAACCCGTAGTAAAAAGGTGGCAATCCAATAAGACTTTCATTTTCAATCACGCTGTCCATCATGCTCTTAACACCTAGCAAACAGGGATAGGGTTGATCGGGTGCGGGATATACCGTAATAAAGCTTTCTAAGGCTTGTTTGTCTAAAAATATAAAGCCCGGTCTCGTATTTAGAGGTAGCAGCCTTGTAACCCCATAGTATTGGGCTTTATTAATGATTTGGAGCGGATAGATAATCCCTTGACCAGCACTTGGCACGGTATAGTTTGCAAAGGATAAATCAACAATCCTGTCTGCTCGAACATCAGGATTTGGAATAATATCCGAAATAGAATAAGTGGGCTGTGCCACAACAAAATTAAAATTTAATTCAGTCAAATAGGGAATATAAATGCTGTCTTCGGCAAATTTGGCCAATAGTTCATTAGTTAGTTCTAATCCTGAACTAAGCATAAAAGCATCTGGTGTTTCACCTACACCCAGTTCGCCAATGAGGTACAGTGAATTGATGATCAGCTGATTAACAGTCTTGACTATTTGGGTCATGGCTCATCTCCTTATGATGAAAAAAAGCGAGAAAATCGACACATCACATGGACGTGTCGATTGCTTCGACTTATTTCAAAGGAAATGCATCGTCTAAACCTTTACATAGTTTACGGCCGAATTCTTGCGCATTTTCGCCATCATTGCTCATATATGCGTTAAATTCTTCCATTTCCTTTTTCATTCTAGGACGGTCGCCCATCTTAGCCTTCATCTTGGATTGTTCTGCTCTAACAAACGCGTTGTTAGATTGAACCATTTTGTTGTCTTTCATGGCTTATCTCCTTTAATTTGTCCTTTAGCCTTAGGCTTTGCAGCCTCTAGCTTTTCGTTTTTTACATCCGCCTCAACTTTTTCTCGATAAGCTTTCGCTTTTCTTGGGCAATCAAACCAAACACCTGATTCTTTTAGGCGATCTGCTTCGTCATGCTCAACCACTCGATAGTGGTCAAGCGGATGATAAATACAAGTGAGCATATGCTTACTCCTTAAGACAACACACGCACGGCGTACTGTGCATGCCACTTAAATCCGCAAAGTAAGTCAATACGCATATAGTTTTGGTAGCCTAAGATGTCACCAGTTTGAGTAACTGCTAGTGATAAACCAGTCTCAGGATCAACCGCTACAGAAGCATAAGGAACTTGCAGTTTGTAAAGTGGAGGACAAACAATATCCAGACCCCGGCTTGGGTAAGCCACGTTCACGTTATGTGAACCAACCAAGGTGACAGCAGCATCATCAGGGATTGGATTACTTACGTTACGGTTAGGGTTCTGAGTATCAGAGATAATGATTGGAGCTACTTGTACAGTTAAGTTACCAGAGCCATCAGAACTTGCATTTGCAGTAACTACAAATTGCATGTCTTGACCAGTAGAAGCACGACCTACAGGGTTAACTGATTGCACGCCAGCGATTGAGAACACATCACCAACCACAAAGTAGTTAGTTACGCTGATGGTTGCGCCATCCATAACGATTGTGTTACCAGAAGTAACTTGACCGTTAACCAATAGAGCATCAGAAGAATGCAAAGTTGGGCCTGCACCAGCTTGGTGACGTTTGATATTCTGAGATTGGAAAATGTCAAAGTAGGACAAGTGACCAATTGCAGAAGAACGCACGATGTCTTCGTTAAATACAGGAGTGAAGTTGTTTAACAAAGCACCCTTGAGGCTTGAACCATCACGAACTGTCATTGCCATGTAAGCATCAGATGCGATATTCACACCTTGCTCAAGCAATTTAGCTCCGGCCATATCTACAGTGGTAAATGAGTTAATCGCTACACCCGCGGTTCCGGTGAAGAAGTTAAGCTCTTGTTCAGCACTTGCAGCTATATCTTTTTCCATTTGAGTAATTACTTCCTGAATAGCAGGAGCAATAAACAAACGAGAGAAGTCTTCAATTCTTAAAGACAAATCTTGGATAGTATAAGCAATCAGAGCATGATATTGATGCTGAATGACTATTGTTTCTACAGTCTCAATGATTGATTGAGGGGTAGCTACTGAGCCATCACCAACAATAAAGTGGTTCTGTCTACGTACTTGTAACGTATCGCCAATTTTATATCCAGAAGACACAAAGTCATCTTGATAAATACGTGATGCAGTCATCACGAAAGGCGCGTTGTTCGCGAACATTGCCAACGCAGTGTTTGACACTAGGTCGGTTGTAATAAATTGGTTAGCCATTTGCTAGTCTCCATTTAATCCGTTAAATGGGTACATAGCGGTGTACCAAGGGTTCCAGTGGGTTTCGTCCTTGAAACCCTTAGATCACTTCCATGTACCAGCCTTCATACGCCTTCGGATTTCACCCGGAGGCGTTTTGCCTGTAACAGCCGTGGATGAAGAAGCTGGATTTTGTCTAATGCTACCCATAGGGGTAGTTTTCTGGTTAGCAGTCGGCTTATTGCCGTGGTTCCCCATTAAACTAAATGACAGCTTATTAACTTCACGAGCTTGATCTAAGGGATGGAGTTTTGAAATACGTTCAAGTTCGCCACGATTTTTGCCTAACCTGTAAGCTACTTCAGCAGGGTTTTCAACGAGTAACAGTGCATCCCGCACATGTGGGGTAAAGGGAACATCGTTACCTCTAACCACATCGTCAAAATCATCGTACTTTTCTGATGCATTATCAAACTCATCGTTCAAACGTTGATACTGTTTGTGTACATGAGTTTGCATTTCTGCATTTTTGGCCTGTTTCTCTTCATGTTCCTTCATTCCAAGAGCCAAGCGTACTGCATGCTGTATACGTTCCTCTTCATTCATTCCGGGCGGTGCTGGTTGTCCGGGTGAATCATAAGGATTGTTATGTGTAACCATTCCGGGGTTCGCGCTATCACTGCCTCTCATTGATTCCATGTGCGATATACGCTCATGAAGTTCTCTGATTTCCTTGCGGTGGTTGCGTTTAAGTGCATGTACTCTTTTTTGCACAGAAGACAGTTGTCCTTCACCGTCTTCGTGGTTTTCCTCGCCTACTTCCTGAGCTTCATGCTCTGATTCGTAGCCGGGATCGACCGCACCCGTTTGCCCATCTTGATCATCACCACTTACTTGTTCTGCTAATGCGTTTTCGTCCTCGTGCATCTCAACTACTCCATGTTGACATCTCCAAGATGTCAGTCGTCAATACGGTAGACAACTAACCCTAGACCTTCCGGCGGCCTGAGACCCTAGGCAAATCCTTTGCCCGATAGTTAAATATTAGACCTAACAAAACCCTTTTTCGACCCCACATATGGGGGTACGCAATTATTTCATGTGTTTTTCTTGTGGATTATGATGTTTATGGATATCTGCAAGAACTGATGCAATGGTTCGTGAGAAGTCTTTCTCGGCCTTATCAGCGTCAAGAAGTAATTTCCCATGATCAATCTTGATTTTCTGCTCTTCCATGCCCATCTTAGATTCCATCTGCTTGGCTTTTAGAATCATTTCAGCCTGATCGAGCATATGTTTCTCTTTGCGTATTTGAAGTTCTTCGGCTCGTTCCATTAAGGCCTGTTCTTCAAGCTGCATTTTTTGCTCGTTCATCTTCATTTCTTGCTGTTTCTGCATCATTTCTTGTTGCATCATCATTTCTTGTGGATTAGGTTGCTTAGGAGGAGGCGGCTTGCCTTCTTCTTTAGCAATAATTTCAGGTGGTACAAGCGTCTTAAAGCGTTCAGCAATTTGAGGCATGTATTGGACATCAAGGTTTTTAGCCCAAAGGTCAGCAACCAATGGGAAAGTTTGAGGTGCAGCGGCAAGTGTTTGCTGGAAGAACTCAAGCGCAATATCTTTTTGAACTGCGAAACTTGGGCCTGTGTCAATTTCGATGTCGTAATCACCGGAGTCGAGTACATTTTCTCTAATGGGATTTCCGTCTTCATCATCACCTACTACCTTGTTTAATACGATGGAATCAGTACGTCCATCCGCTTTTGATATAATCATGGGGCGTTCAAATTCACCTGCAATGACTGGCAATAGGTCAAGTACCACTCTTCCGCCCTGCTCAACGGCTTGATTCAGGTTATCGAACCATACATAAGCAGACATTGAGCCTTCCATTTTGCGCTCACGTCTTGCTTTTCCTGATATGTCCTTCCCTTGAAGTGCTTCGTTCTCAGAGAAACCTAAAATCTCGCGTATGTCTTGAGAAGCACGTTGATATTGAGCCAATAAGGAAGGGGAAATTTCCCAAGGTTGCATTTTAGAAGGCATTGCACCTGTTTTTGGATCGGGTTTTGCAATCAAAATACCATTTTGTAATTCTGGATTACGCCACATTTGCTCATTACCAAGAATGTTATCAGGGGTTCCAATCCATTGTTCACGTCTACGGTTCTTCACTTCGGCTGCAATTTCTGAACCCACATAGTTCACGAACTTTTGCGCATCTTTAGCTTCATGAATGAACGAACGAGTATATTGTTGACCGTTAATGAAGTTAGAGTCTCCATCAACGAATATTTGTGGAAGATACTTAGAAGGCCAATCGTTAAATTTAATGATTTGATTCTGAGTAAGCATGTATTGGCGAATCTTGTAGTCTTTGCTCATCCGTTCTGCGTGAACTTCTGGAATACTTTTGCGAATCATATCCCCTACTACTTGGGAACTATCAGCCAGAGCACGTTTAAACTCTAACTCTTTCTTCATGTCTTCCCATTCTTCCTCTGTGACGGTTGATCCATCAGTAAGAAGAAGTACTTTTATAGAGAACCATTCCTTGCGGGTGTACTTACATACCACGATGGAGTCGCGCGTTTCCCACTGAAAGTCCAATAGGGAACGCGGATCAGCGTAGCTAATAGGGTTAAGCACATGAGGATAGAATTCTTCCTTCTTGTATACAAATTGCCTTGAACAAAAGTTTCCATCTCCTTTGTGTGGCTTTAATGCGGTTGGATCAAATGAAGTTCTAGTCACATCAGGGATAATGTCATAGCGGATTATTTGATTGAATGAGCGTGGGCTTTCGTACTCTAAAAGTATTTCAAATGCGCCATGACCCATCATTAACGCTTGCTTAAATGCGGTTTGATACACTAAATCATTTTGAGATTGATAAGAAATCGTGCGCACTAAATCTGCGCGTAAGTTGATTTGGTCTTGTGATGCATTGCCCGTTAGTGAGCGAACCATCAAATCAGGTTTGTTCTTGCGTTGCTCGCCAACAATCTTTTTAATTGGATCATAGAGTTTGTTAAAAACCATAGGAGGTTTAAACAATCTGCTAAATTCAGAACGCTCGACTGCCGACCATTGGTCACGCAATACGAAGTTCATGTCATCTTTACCACGTACTTGGTTTTCACCAAAGTAGCCATCCCATTGCACCATGTCTTCACGGGCTTTGGTTATCACTTCTGCTTCATCTATCCCAGCATCATAGAGAGAAGCTTGCAACTCTTCGTTAATGCTATCAATATCTTCGATAGCCATTTGTTCAGCAATGATTTCCATGCTTTTCCCCGTCCGTTGGGTTAAACACATTAAATCGTGACTTCAACAAATCTATGTCAAAGTCACGTTTAAACGCTTTTAAATCGGCTCATCCTGAACCGACTTTGTTACTTAAGCTGCTTCTTGGCTTTCTTGTTCTGCTTCGATAACAGGTTTTGGAGCTTCCCATTTAACCCAATCGTCACCTTCGAAGTCTGCAATGGAGAAAATGAAGTTACCAGCGTTTGCAGTAGGTTGAGTAACGATTTTCCATACGTAACTCATGTCTGGAAGAATCTTTAAATAACCTTCTTTTTCTTCCCATGCGCTTCTACGCATTGCATCGCCCGCTTTCATTTGTGCTAAAGCTTCTAAAAATAACATCCTTATTTCTCCTTTTTGGTTTATGGTAAAACTGTTAATTGGCATGAGCCGTTAGTGAATACTGGCTTGTACCATTGGTGGCCATCAGAACCAACGGCTGCAATAAAGTCACTAGCGAGCAATTCATTGCCGTTTGCTTTTAGATAACCATCTAAAAATCCAGCAGCGGCTATTTGAGCTAAAGTATTGTTAGGTGCATTTAATCGCCCCATACGTGGAGTTAATCCATTTTCTTGTCCGGGGAAATGTAGCTTTAAAGTTACTTGTGCTTGTGCTGTCATTTTAGATCTCCTTATCGATTAGCTAGTCGTTTACATACATCTTGTATGCTCTGGTTGTTTTTTATCTTATCGAATGCCATCTCGTAAAGGCTTCTGCATTCCCTACACATTTTCTCATCTTTCTGTCGGTTATAGAACCTACCACATCCTGTACATTTAATCATTTACCTACAGTCCTTAATAGTACAACATTATTCTCATATTTAGCTTCTTTCTTTGGCTTATTGTTGAGCATGTCTGTAATGTCACGTAATTCCTTCAAACACTCAAGGCACTTTGTTGCCAACATTTTTCGCCCGTATCGTCCACAATAAACGCAGCGGGTTGCATTCATATATTAACCTTGCCTTACTTTACCTTTGCTTGTAATTATATATCGGCCATGATCAGCACCGCCTAAATAAATCTGCCGTGATTCCAATTCTTTCTGTCGCCTATTTCGTGCCAATTCTTCTTCACGTGCGTTCAATCGTTCCCTATATTCCCTTAGTTCCCTGAGTTTTATTTCAGTTTCTTCTAATTCTTGTTGACGCTTAATTTCATACTCTTTTCGCCTTAATTCTTGCTCAAGAGCATATTTTTCTCGTTCTTGTTCGTAAATAATGCGCTGTTCGTATGCGTTACGTCTATGTTCATAGTATTCATAAGAACATTCAGTGCCACTTGTCACTAAATCCGCATAAGATTGACAGCTATTGATAGTCGTAAGCTTATCAATATTAAGCTTTCCGGTTTCTAAATCTTTGTACCTATAGTCAAATAAGTACTCGTGATGAGCGCTAATTTCATCATTCCTTATTTGGCTGAGAGCTTACGCAATGCCGCTTTTAATTCGTCAATATCAATATCAACCCCATTGACTTCATCACATACATGAACACGAATCTTGCTTTGGTCATCGGTACTATTAATAATCAAAGCAGGATTATCTTTTTCATCATAAATCGTAATAGAAACCATCATTCAAAATATCCTCATCACTGGATTAAACATATTCTCATGCTTATTGTTGCCAACCTTGTCTTGTACAACTTGGTCACTAGCAATTTCTAAACACCCATAACCCAAAGCATCCATAGGATGAGATGACATATTCTTGGTTGGCTTATCCTTGAATCGTTCCTCACCAGCAACGGCAATCCGGGCATAAACGTACTTCTTCACAAAGCCCTTGAACAATGTAGGGCAATTCTTTTTGTCTAATAACAATGCAGGTTTACCATCAACCATACGATTTAGAAAATATCTAACCGCTCCTAGTCGTGGCTCAAGGTCATTAGTTCGTGCTGCAATTGTTGGAATCTCAAGTGAATTAAGCTCACCAATACAAGACATTTCCTCATGAATCTGATCGCGAGCATTTCCGGCTGGATCAGCTACAGACAAACCCACTTGGCAATAGGGAAAATCCTTGCGCAAACTAGGTATCACAATCATTTCTGCAAAGGTTCTTATGCCTAAGCCATCGCTCACATATTCTTTTAAAAGTAATATTTGACCACGAGCAGACAATTGAAGCACCACACAGGCCGGAGTTAAACCAAAATCCCAACCCAATATGAGCTTTTCACCTTGTATTGCTTCTAGTTTATCAACTGCATGTAAATCAGGGTTAAACTCAGGGAATACACGCTTGTCAAAGCCAACTGCACCATATTCACCTAAGCAAAACACTTTGATGAATTCCTCTGATTGCCCACTGGCTAGATTCTCATAGTAGCTATGGGGCAAATGCCCTGCATTATCAGCATTAGGGTTTCTACGCCATTGATTCTCAGCGTTCTTAATTAATCCCGGTGGCTGCTTAAAAAGTATGTGATTCTCAGCGCAGTTCTCTTCAAAGTCTTTGAATATCCAATGGTCATCTTCTGGCGGGTTAGTATCGGCTATGATTCCAGACCAGTAATGTTCTTTACAGAATGCCTTGGAAGGATAGCGATTCACACGGCCTTTCATATGTGCCAATGCTGCTTTTGGAACTTCGGATAATTCGTTAATGTAGCAACCTGTTAGCTCTAATGATTTAATCTTTCGAACGTCTTCTGGTCTATCTAATGCAATGAATAGTAACTCAAGCTCTACAATTCCATTGCCATCATTGAAGCTATGCTCATAAGTAAGCATAGGCTTTTGACGCTTTCGAATATCTCCGAGTTCATCAAACCATGCAAGCCATGTTGCTAGGGTAGTTGTTGAAAGTTCACCAGAAGTATTCCGCACGATTCCCCATCGGCTTCTTCGTCTACCGTTATTCCAAGCTGGAACTTCACAGGCTCGTTTAACAATTTCAGCAATTGAGAGTGTTGACTTCCCACTTCCATAAGGCCCCATAATGACACGCACAAATTTATCGCAGTCATGAAAAAGAGCACCCGTGGGAGTCGGAACATAAATTTTATCCTGCTCATGCGCATGTATAATCATCCTATCAGGTTGAATGGTTAATTGTCTTTGAGTGCCTTTGTTAATCCCGGCCTCATATTCATTAAAGGTTTTCAAGAGTTCCGCAGCCGATCGAATCATTTCTCTAATATCCTCCGTGGCGGAGGCGTTTGATAGTTGGGATTTTCTCTAATGTTTTCTTGCGTTGAAAAGCGAACGCCGCATTTGATGCATTCGCGTCTTCTGATTATTTTATTTAGCCTATCATCCCGAGTTGTATCTATTACTCGTGACTCGGGATAGTTGCACTTATTGCATTGCATCTATTTTCGAACCCCACGTAATGTTTTTACTAGGATGGCTGTCGAAGGAACAGAGAACCTTTTTTTAGGCTTTTTGGCATCATGAGCGTATGTATCAGCTAATGGGTCTCGGTCATAAGAAGGTGCGGTCTCATGTTCTTTTTTCTTCTTAATCTTCTCAATCCAACTGTTTCTAATGGTAGCCATGTATTCACATCCCTATGTGTTATGTACCGCATTACTTCTTCTTTTTTCCTAGAACTTTATCGGCTTTAGCATCTATCTTCATTTTTGAATCCATTGATAGTTTGCCTTTTTTCTCCATTTCAGAAGCTCTTGCCTTTGCATTCTTTGCGTGGCTCTTATCTTCCATCGGATAGGCACGTTTTCCGGGCAACCCAAATTCGCCCTTTGGAATCTTATTGCGTTCTTTAGTGTCTAATTTAGCCATGATATATCCTTATATTTTAATTGATATGTCTTCTATTAGTTCAGCGACTAGATGTATTTCCTTTTCTAGCTGTCTAGTAGAAGTTGTATAAATATTATCAATTGCGCCTTCAATCCTTGATGTATTGTCATAGACAGCTTGTGTAAGTCTGTCTAGAGAATCAATCAATGCTTGGCATTGTTCATCAGTCATTTTCTAGCCTTTTTCTTCTTCTTACTTTCATCAGCTTCACTGTAAGCAATAGCTACTGCTTGCTTTTGTGGCTTGCCCGCTTCCATTTCTCGCTTGACGTTAGTGCCAAATCCTTTGCGAGTCTTGGCCTTAGCTCCTTTAATTAGCGGCATGATCGGCTCCTTGACTAGATTGATTTAGTTTGCTTTCAGCCCATGCGATCACTTCGGTAGCTAGTGTATGAGCTTGCTTGATGAGGAACTCGGCAATAACTGGTTCTTGATTAACCAATTCAGCTTCGAGTTTGGGAAGAATAATAGAACTTAATAAACTCATGATATGTCCTTATATCGATTCGATCATGTGATCGATTTCAATGATTGCGCCGTTAATGTTCGCAATCTCCTTCTTTATCACCTTAACGCGCTCCTTAAGCAAGTCCAAATCAACTTGGCTTGTAGTGAGGGTATTGGCTAAAGATTCCCTGCGTGCTTGCAATACTTCCAATGTAATCACGTGTCACGTTCCTTGTTGTTGAAGGCGCATCATGCGCCCACTAAATTCTCATCAATATATTTAACACCTTTCATCATTGCGCAATTGAAAGATTTAACATCTTCCCATCCCGCAATCAGTTCCCCGCATGGCTTCTTAACGTCTACGATGTAGGTTTTATCTATCATCTCGTAGATTGTAATATCAAAACCTTTGTACTCTTTATCACTCACATGGTTATACAACATTTAACATCTCCTCATCACAACAATTAACATTCAATGAGGAGTATTATATATTTACTGATTTAATTAAACAAGTATTTAATTACATTTATTTCAAATAACCTTTCTTTCCGTAGTTCTCTTTACTTTGAGGCGGAAGATTACGAGATGCTCCTGCTTCTGCATAGGTGCGAATCTCTTGTTTCTGTTCACGCTCAAGGTAAATGTTATTGCGAGTAGCTTGATAGCCATCTGGTTTATGTGATGTGTATTTAGCGCCCATGTTATTCTCCTTAATTGGTGGCTGCTCTGAGCTGACTCGTTGGTTATTCGTTCGCTTTAGTTCCCTTCAAACCTGGACTCTCAAAGACTTATGCCATATTTAGTATTTGCAATCCTTCTTCTTCATCTTAGACTTGAGCACTTCATTGCCCATCATCTTCTTGTCTTGCTTGGTGTCTTTGCGCTCTTCTTTCTTGTCATTACGCTTGATCATCTTCTTGATTTCGTTCTTCGTTACCTTTGCCATGTTTAGCTCCTGCCATTAAGTTCATACGTTCGTTTAGTTCTTTGAGCAATACGTTATTACCGAAGTACTTAGGCCATCTTCGCTCTAACATCCAAGCATCGGCTTGCCATCTTTCAGGTTTAGCTGCAATCATGTCTGTATGCTCAAGGACTCTATCAAGTTCAGCCCTTTTTATAGACTCGGAAAACTTTGTATATTCTGTGTCCAGCCCTTGGAGTTGATGAGCCTTACCAGTATTGAGCCAATCATAGAGTGTGGCTTCGCAAATGCCGTTCGCTTCGGCTGCTAGCTCATAGGGAATACGCCTTGATATGTCGTTTATGATTTTCGCCCGTCTTTCAGGGGTGAACTTGCTATTTCTAGCAATATCGGTAACTTCATCAGGCTTTTTAATCCTTGCGTTTCTAGTCATCGCACTAATCCTTTAGTGTATGTAAAACATGATATGAATATTACTGTTTTTTGTTCTTTAATACTACCATAATGAAAAATAATACAACGGTTTCAAAGCCATCCAAAGAAGACAGCAACTGTATCACTGAATCATAATCAAACTTTCTAGCCTTCACCATTTCGATTAAGCTAGAAATAAATTGTATAAAGCACAAAAAAGTAGGAACAGTCATCACCGTTGCGGGCTTTGATTGAATATAATCTCGTATGCGCTTCATTT